GGTTATAGAATGTTGGGAAAAATATTTCAGAAAAAATCAGGAGGTAAATGTCCATTTAGTTAATTATGTCTGTGATGTTTCTTTGTTATGATGACAGTTACATAAAGGAGAACACATGTCAAAATCTAAATCCCTAGCAGTAAAAGCAAAATGTTTAACAAAGACTTCAATGAAGAAGGTTCTTCCTATTACGGAAAATCAAAGAAAAACATTTGAAGCATTCAATGACGAAAAACATTTGATGCTACATGGATGTGCAGGCACAGGTAAAACATTCATTATGATATATCTGGCAATGCAAGCAGTCCTATCTAGGAGAGTGGACCAGCAAAAAGTTTATATCGTTAGGTCAATGTTACCGACAAGGGATATTGGATTCTTACCTGGATCGCAGGAAGAAAAAATGTCAGTTTATACTGAACCATACTATTCTTTATTTGACGAATTGTTTCCTGATATTGAGAACCCATATGAACTTGCTAAATATCAAGATATATTGGAGTTCGTACCAACTTCATATATTAGAGGTATAACATTACGAGATGCTTTTATTATTGTTGATGAGTGTCAAAACTTAAACTTTCATGAATTAGACACAATCATTACTAGAGTGGGTGAAAATTCTCGTATTGCATTCTGTGGAGACTTTATGCAAACCGATTTAGTTAAGCAGACTGAACAAAATGGTATTATTCAATTTATGGACATTATAAAAACTATGAAATCTTTTGAGACAGTTAATTTCACAGAAGAAGATATTGTCAGAAGTGGACTAGTTCGTGAATATATACTAAGTAAAAACCGAAAAGAGTACAAGGGTATATTTGAGAGTGTCGATAAAAAGATGCAGAAATGCGCTTAACAAGAGGAGACTAAAATGACAAGTTGGATTAAAGATAGAATTAAAGAAAGAACAAGTTGGGATGGCGCTGGACTAATCGTTCTAGGTTGCCTAGTACTGTTCTTATCACCACTAGCAAAGATTGCCGCTGGTATTGCTATTGCATATGGTGCGTGGACAATCATCACAAAAGGATAAACTAAGATGGCAAATAAAAATTATGATAAGTGTTTAGAAACTATTCTACACCATGAGGGTGGTTATGTTAATCATCCAAAAGACCCTGGAGGTGAAACCAATCTCGGCGTCACCAAACGTGTCTATGAGGAGTGGGGTGGTGAAAAGAACATGAAAGACTTGACGGTTGAAGATGTTGCACCTATCTATAAAAAGAACTATTGGGATCGCGTCAAAGGTGATGATTTACCTAGTGGTCTTGATTTGTGTGTTTTTGATTTTGGTGTGAATGCTGGTACAGGTCGTGCCGCCAAATATCTACAGAGAATGATTGGTACTGTGGCGGATGGTGGCATTGGTCCTAATACACTTAAAGCAGTGGCAAACTACGTTGATGAGAATGGTATTGAAGGTGCTATCCGAGATTATCAATCTAAGAGACAGAGTTACTATGAATCCTTGAGTACCTTTGATACATTTGGCAAAGGTTGGACTCGTAGAGTAAACGAAACGACTGAACTAGCAATAGAAATGATTTAGTAATGACAAAACTTAATAATGAACTACCTGAAGTGATGTTTGAAAATGCGGGACACTCTGAGGAGATGAGAAAATTCTTCTCAGAGTATTTCCAGCGTCAGTTTTTGTGGCAGTATGGCGCTGGTGCTGAAGGTAAGTATGCACACCGGTCATACTTTGTTTCTGATTATCACAACAATCTATATTATACTAAGATGGACCCTATAGTAAAAGAGATATGGAAAAAAATTTGTCAGAAACTGGACATCAATCCATACATTCAAGTTGGGCGATGTTATCTTTTAGGTCAAACTAAAGAGATGGATGGACCTTGGCACACCGACAGTGCTGAAGAAAACTGTAGAACTATTGTTTACTATCCTTGTTTTAATCCTCACCATAAACATATGGGTACTGAATTTGAATTTGCTGATGGTTCGGTTGAAGAAACTCCATATATGCAAGATTACTTTTCATATTTTGACGCCAAAGTAAAACATAGAGGACTATCAACAACCTCAACTAAAGAAATGCGAGTTGCATTGGTGTTTCAATGTATCTACTTAGATAATTGTCAGAAGTTTATATTCGAAAAAACTTGTGGTAATGATGAGAGATTAGACGATATAGTTTCGTTGGAAATTCCTAGATGATATTTAATAGTAACTTTACAGAAGACTACGAAATCTTTACATATGAAACTAAACCAGAGATAAGTTCCTTCTCTATTCCTTATCGCGAATTTAGTATAGGATTATTTAAGATAGATTTCAATGAGCGTGTTCTTTACGAATTTCTAATTAATGAAGACGCGGTTGATTGCAACATATTCACCAGATATCCAGATAATGAAATTATTGCGGATATTCGAAAAAAACTCTTGACAAACTACCAAAAGTATTGTACACTAACAGGTAATATGAAAGAAAAAGTTTTTATTCATTCTTGGTATGATGTCACCCGTAAAGGTGAACAAATAAAAAAACACCCACACGATATTGGTACTTACTCATTTCTTAGTGCTAATATCTATGTAAGAGGGTATGATCCAAACTCAGAAACAAGATATCATATCTCTAGCAGAGATGAATACTTAAATATTATTGATAATGTGGGAGACCTCACAATCTTTCCTTCATGGGTCACTCATGATACTAACGTATATCTTGGTGAACAACCTAAAATTAATATTGGCATTCAAATTTACCCAATGAGATTTTATGAATACTTTCGCGAAAACAACCACAACTGGATAGAACATGTTTACACATCTTGAACCAAAAGAAATCGATGAACTACAAACAATCAATGAAGACAACATGCGTTTGTATGTGACACCTGAGGGATTAAAATATCCATCAGTAACAACAGTACTAGGATGGAAGTCTAAAGCAGGCATTCTAGAGTGGCGCAAACGAGTAGGTGAAGAAGCGGCGAACAAGATTAGTCGCCAAGCATCCACGCGAGGAACTAAGTTTCATTATCAAGTAGAAGACTACATTAACAACAAAGATGTTACTTTTGCTAATCCTGCAGAGAAGTCTATGTTTACTTCAGTTCAAGATTATCTAAACAGGATAAATAATATACATGTTCAAGAAGCATCACTATATTCAGACTTCTTGAAGACTGCCGGTCGTGTAGACTGTATTGCAGAGTTTGATGGTCGCCTTTCAATTATTGATTTTAAGACCTCTAGCAGACCTAAACAAGCAGAGTACATTACCAACTACTTTCAACAAGGTAGTGCATATGCAGTAATGTATGAAGAGAGAACAGGTATACCAATTGATACTGTCGTTATTATAATGGCAGTAGAAGGTAACGAACCACAACTCTTCATAGAGAAGAGGGACAATTATATAGAGTCCTATAGAGAGGTTCGAAATGAATATCAGAAAGTCATGGGTATTTGATGTTATTGTATTGGTATGGTGTCTAACATTTTTATCCAGCATCACATTTGCTCAAGATAATTCAGAACATGAATATAGACAAGGACAAAAACCTGTTGTCTGTACTAAGAAACCATACAACGAAGTAAAAGCAGAATTTGCGAATGAGTACGGCGAAGTTGGAATGATTAGATACAAAACTACACTACCTAGTATTGTCGAAGTTCTAGTTAACAAAGACAAAGGTACAGTCACAATATTAGAATTTCTTCCATCAGCAAATGTAACTTGCGTTATATCAGATGGAGGTGAATTAGAGTATAACAGTATTTTTGGTAATAATGGAATTACTACTTGACATTTACATCAAAGCATGTTATATATAATGTACAGTTTGTTGATACAATCTGAATGACGGGCAGGACGTGGGTGCGATACCCACCGCCTCCACCATAAACACACTAGAGGTAAACATGCTAGAAGCATTTGCAAATTGGGTCTCAAAGTTTATTAAGGTGAAACCACAACCTGGATATCTCGGTAGAGATATGGCACGGAAGTGTGCTTATGATGGGGGCGAAATAGGATCGACTGACGTAAATAGGAAAGAGTAGAACTGTGGGATGACCGCCTAATAAGTCAAAACAAAGTAAATGCAAACGATAACATTGCATATGAAGATATTCGCCTAGCGGCATAATCTTCTGGGTGTCGTAGGGGCGCCTGGAAACAGAAGAAGCAATTGCTTCACCCTACATTTTACACACATACACACAAGGAGAAATAGTATGAGTAATCCATTCGATTTGCGCTTCTCTATGATTGAGAGTGCTAAACAACTGCTCACAGAGCAATATCACACTGATATCAGCAATATTAAAGAGAAATACTATGCAGACAAAGAAGCAGGACTAGATGTTCAGTTTCCAGAAATGCCTACATTTCCGACATTCGGTGATATCAGCAAACTAGCAAATGAGATGAATTCTTTCGTTTCACAACGCTAAGGTGGTAATAATGAGAAGTCAAGTGGTTTCTGCTTGACTTCTTTCTTCTTTTATAGTATACTGTGTACATGATGAAAAAAACAATTGTGTTAACAGCATTAGTTGCTTCTGCAATCGCTTATAAGTCAAGCGGATCAAGTGCAGAGGTTGCAACCGAAACATTTACTATTGATGCAGAAACAACTTGTCTCGCAAAAAATATGTACTTTGAAGCAAAGGGACAACCCAAAGCGGGTCAGATTGCAGTATCATTAGTTGTTATGAACCGTGTTAAGGATTCAAGATTTCCTAACACTATATGTGAAGTGGTTTATCAAGGACCAACATCTAAGTGGTGGAAAGAAGAACATGACAAAGATGTTCCAATTAGAAATAAATGTCAGTTTAGTTGGTTCTGTGACGGTAAGTCTGACGAAATTAGAGATGTGTACGCATACTCAGGATTATATCTTTTAGCGACAAGAGTAATAGATGGTCGTTATGATGGTATGATTGAGGGGTCAACACATTATCATGCAACTTATGTAAATCCTTATTGGGCAAAGACGAAAACATATATTGCTCAAATAGGTGACCACATTTTTTATAGATGGGATTAAAATAATATGACTACAAATCCAGAACCAATGACACCAAGAAGATTTTCAAAAATAGTAGAAGATATAGTACGAGACAAACAAGTTAATTATATGGATGCAATTCTCATCTATTGTGAGAACCATGAACTTGAACCAGAAGATATTCGTAAGTTTGTGAGTAAAACACTTAAAGAAAAAGTAGCAGTTAATGCTCAAGACTTACATTATCTTCCTAAGACCACTGCGGAGTTGCCTGTATGATTGATGCATTAGACTTCACTGCATATAGTGTTTTTCCTACACACATCTATGAGATACAATTTGATGAAGATTTCATAGATGCATCTAGAAAAGAACTAGACATGTTCAGAGAAGTTGGATTACCATCAGGTGTTCTTCACTACTACACCAGTTATAATAATCCCGATAGACTACAAGTTGGTCCCACCACAAACAAACTATTGGGTAATGTCGCTTACACTATGGGTGTTCAGATGAATACTTCTGTTGTACTAGATAACTCATGGGTCAACTATGTTCCTAGAGGGTGTACACATGAGATGCATCGACACGGTGATGATAAGATGCTGTCCGCAGTTCTTTATTATGATGATATTGGTATGACAGAGTTCTTTGATCCGCGCATACAAATATATAATGAACAACCTGAAAGAATTAATGCAAAGAAAGGTAAGTGTATCATCTTCCCTGGATGGTTGATGCATAAGATGCCTCCACACTTTGAAGATGAAGATAGAGTTACCATTGCATTTAACATGATGAAAGTATTGAAATGATTTTACGACAACCATATTTTTTACATAAGAGAATATTTTCTGATGAAGAGTTAACTAAAATATCTTCAATTGGTGAAGCATTAGAACCACAGCAAGCAAAAACTTTTAATGGGAATGCTCGTAAGAATTATAGAGACAGTCATATTTCTTGGATAGAAAATACTCAAGATACAAAATGGATTTATAAAAAACTTATTGATGCAATGACCACAGTAAATCAAGGCGCCGGTTGGAATTTTCAGCATAGCGTGATGGAGAAATTGCAATATACAAGGTATAGTGAAACACAACATTATAATTGGCACTCCGACCAAAAAGAAAATCCATATACTAAAGATGAAGTAAGTATGGTTGAACTTCATGGGTTGATTAGAAAAATATCTTTCTCAGTATTATTGAATGACGATTATGAAGGTGGTGAGTTTGAGTTTGAATATGGATTGCCTGATAGTGATAATCGTATAAAAACAATTTCGCCACAAAAAGGATTGACAATTCTCTTTCCATCATTTATAATGCATAGAGTTAAACCAGTAATCAACGGAGAGAGAAGGAGTTTAGTCGGATGGGTATGCGGAAAACCTTGGGTATGAATGAATTTGAAGCATTCAACATCTATCTTGCTTTTAAGTTACATTTTACAACAGATAGATATGATATAACAAAAACTAGAGGCGCAGTCAAGACAAAAGATGAAACTTTTTACAAAAGGTCTGACCAGTTTAATTTTCAACGTCTAGCAAAAGAGTTTAATGAGACTGAACTACCTAAGTTTTTGATTGCCAATCATGTCGATGGTAATCGATGGGGTGGTGCTTTTATCTATGAAGAAGCACTACAAGTATATAATAATTGGAGAGGTCGTCTACAGAGTTTAACTAAAAATCTCAAAGACGACCTTGATGAAATTTGTTCTGAACTTGAAGAGGAAGACTTCAACAAGTTCGACAAATGTTTTGTGGTAAAGGATGAACAACATCCTATATTACTACAGATGTATAGTCGTGGAGATGTAAAAATTGAAACGATGTTGATACTAGATGCTATTAACAACTACTTGTCATATTGGGATAAGATGCTCGGTGATGATTTCTTCTGGAAAGAAGAACGGCGAAAGTTAATTAAATACCGACCTTTTCTTGATTTTGATGTTGACAAATACAAGGCAATAGTGTATACTGTACAACAGAAATACGATGAAAGTCGTATAAATAGTAGCATATGATGAATATGTGGATAAGATAAACTTATACAACGCAATATAACGTACATACGAGGTAAATACAAATGACAAATTTTGCACAACTAAAAAAGTCTAACGACAATCTTTCACGTTTACTTGGTGAAGTAGATAAAGTAAACACTCCCCAAAACAACAGCAATAGCAATAACGATGACCGCTTCTGGCGTCCTGAACTGGATAAGTCAGGTAATGGTTATGCTGTTATTCGTTTTCTTCCTGAGAGTGAAGGTGAAGAACTTCCTTGGGTTCGTATCTTTAATCATGGGTTTCAAGGTCCTACTGGTAAGTGGTACATTGAGAATTCTTTAACGACACTCAATCAGAAGGACCCTGTAGCAGAGTATAACTCTGTTCTATGGAACTCTGGTACAGAAGCAAACAAAGACATTGCACGAAAGCAGAAGCGTAGACTTTCTTATATCGCCAATGTTCTCATTGTTTCTGATCCGAAGCATCCTGAGAATGAGGGTCAAGTTAAACTGTTCAAGTTTGGTAAGAAAATCTTTGATAAGATTATGGACCAGATGAAACCACAGTTCGAAGATGAGAGTCCTATCAATCCATTTGATCCATGGAAAGGTACTAACTTCAAACTTAAAATTCGTAAGGTAGAAGGTTTTACT